TGGTAACTGATGATCAACTCGACACTTTAGAGGGTGAAGAAAAACCAGATGGTGCCATCTAAATGACTATATATAATACACAAGGCAATTCGTAAGTCCTTGGAAGGAAGTTTTTGAAATGGTTCTTCTAAAAAACCATTTCACTTTAACAGTATCGCCTTATGGGATACGAAACATAATCTTGCTTAGTAAAAGGAGAAATATTATGGTTACAAGCAAAGCACTAGGTCTATTTGACAACTTCAATCAACTCACACCCTACGCAGTTGGATATGATCGAATCTTCGATCAGCTTCAACTATATGCAAAAAATAATTTGCAGTCGTCAGGGTTCCCACCGTACAACATCCAAAAGGGAGGTGACACTACCTACACAATTGAAATGGCTCTTGCCGGATTCGGTAAAGAGGACATTACGGTGGAATTGACCGAGAATACTCTATCGGTCAGGTCAGACAAGAAAGATCAAAACGATGAGTTTACTTATCATCGTGGGATTTCTTATCGCAAGTTTGACCGTAAGTTTACACTAGCTGACGATATCGTTGTCAATAGTGCTGGACTTGAAAATGGAATGCTCACTATTGAACTTGAGCGTATTATTCCAGAAGAAAAGAAGCCTCGTATTATTGAGGTGAAATGATTGGAAGGGGGGGTTGACAAAACCCCCCCATTCCTTTATGATTATAGTATGATGAAAGGTATATTTGAATGATTGAAATGGAAAAACATGTTAAGCCTGCTGTAGTTTTAGGTAAAGCAACTTTTGGGCAAGACATTGTTAATGAACTTATAGAAGAAGTTGAAAGACTTAGAAATACAGGAAAAGATGCTGGCAATAAGCTTATTGGTCAACTTCACAATAATGAAAAATCAAAACAGATAGACATTGATCTTACTACTGATGTTGGTAAGATGTGGAAAAAGGTTATGAATGGTGTTGGTGATAAGTATCTCACTGACATGGTGGGCAGATTATCAAGATCAGATTGCTTTGAGGTTTGGACTAATCACGCATATGCTGGAGACTATAACCCTTATCATACTCATGGGTGCAACACCCTAGCAGGACTGTCTGGGTTTATGTGGCTAAGTAACCCCCAATCTATTGAAGATAAGTGGAAAGAATGGACTTCTAATATACCACCAGACGCACCAAGAATTCCAAGTTTAAATAATGCCAGTGGTGTTGTTGATGGATGGACTCAATGTATTTGGGACGTTACCAGCAACCAAGATACAGCAACCCTAAAACCTGTTGGTGAGGAATGGTTTAAACCTACTGTTGGTCAGATGTGGATTTTTCCTAACTGGTTACACCACCAAGTCTATCCATTTTTTGGTGAAGGCGAAAGATTGTCTATTGCTATGAATTGGAATGTGTATGATTCTGATGAACAGATTTTGATGGGACGTTCTGAAGAACAAAAGAAAGAATTTTATGATATGCAAGATCGGCGTAAAAAAGAGAAAGAAGTTTTAGAAAAAGCTAAAGAAGATGGTTTCTTTGAGAAAGAGGTAACTTAGTGCTGGACTACAAATATAATGAAGGACATGCTCTTGATGAATTGAGAGAGTATATCGACTCCACCTATGAGGAACACTACAGCAAGAACACGTTTCAAGCTACAGAGTTCATCATCGATGGTGGTCATGGTGAAGGTTTCTGTATCGGGAATATATTGAAGTATGCTCAACGGTATGGAAAAAAAGATGGAAAGAACAGAAGGGACTTGCTAAAAGTAATTCACTATGGTATTATAGCGTTATACATTAATGAAATGGAAGAGAGCGAAAATGAAACTAAGTGATAATACAATTTCTGTGTTGAAGAACTACTCTACAATTAATCAGAACCTAATGATTAATATGGGTTCAACACTGAACACAATGTCTGCTATGAAGAATATTGTGGCTAAAGCTACAGTTGAAGAAACATTTGAGAAAGATGTTGCTATCTATGACTTGAATGAGTTTCTTGCTTGCATGTCTCTATTTACAAATCTGGATTTAGATTTTCAAGATAATTTTGTTGTGATGAAAGGCGAGACTAACAACTCATTAAAATATTGGTATAGTGATCCATCCGTAGTTACAACAGTAACTAAAGAAATTACAATGCCAGAATGTGAAGTTAACTTTACTCTATCAACTGAACAATTATCTGAGATTAATAGGGCAGCTGCAAGTATCAATGCGCCTGATATGGTACTGGAAGGTGGTAATCTTAGAGTTACTGATAAGAAAAATGACACTGCTAATGCATATCATGCAGAAATTTTCGATGAAGAATCAGATGCTGTTGATTACAAGTTCTGGTTCAAGGTTGAGAATCTAAGGCTTATGTCTGGAACATATGATGTCAATGTGTCTTCTAATAAGATCAGTAACTTTAAAAATGCAAATTTTGACATTAAATATTTTATTGCTCTTGAACCAGAATCATATTACGGTTGAGGTGAGGAATGGAAGATTTTTTATGGGTAGAGAAGTATCGACCTAAAACAATTGAGGAGTGTGTGCTACCAGATGCGCTGAAACAAACGCTATCAGAGTTTATTTCTAAAGGTGATATACCAAATCTAATTCTGTCTGGTGGTCCCGGCGTTGGTAAAACAACTGCTGCTAAGGCCATGCTAGATGAACTTGGTTTAACTTATATGTTTATCAATGGTTCTGAGGAGTCAGGTATTGATGTTCTCAGAACCAAGATTAAGAACTTTGCTTCCACTGTGTCTCTGCATGGTGGTCGCAAATATCTTATTCTGGATGAGGCAGACTATCTAAATCCACAATCAACACAGCCTGCGCTGCGTGGGTTCATTGAAGAGTTTCACAAGAACTGTGGATTCATCCTAACCTGTAATTACAAGAATCGTTTGATACCACCACTACATTCTCGTTGTAGTGTAGTGGATTTTACAGTTCCAAAATCAGAGAAGAAGGAACTGGCTGAACAATTCTTCAGAAGGGTTATGAATGTTCTCGTTGTAGAGGATATCAAATTTGAACCTAAAGCAGTTGCAGAGGTTATTAACAAGTTCTTTCCAGATTGGAGAAGGGTTCTAAACGAGCTTCAAAGATACTCTGTGTCCGGCAGAATTGATGCTGGAATACTGGTAGATATTTCAGAGGTAAATATAAAAGAACTTATGCAGTCTATGAAACAGAAGGAGTTTACTAATGTTCGCAAATGGATTGTCAACAATATTGACAATGATCCTACTCGTTTGTTCCGCCGTCTTTACGACAACTTGTACGATTATATGGATGGTTCTAGTATTCCCCATGTTGTTGTTATTCTGGGTGAGTATCAGTATAAAGCAGCGTTTGTTGCAGATCAAGAAATCAACATGCTTGCTTGTCTGACAGAGATTATGTCTAGAGGTAAATTTAAATGACTGAATTTGAAACGGTTGGAACTGCTATGAAGATGAAAGGTGTTAAACTAAGTATGGAAGAACTTCATCTTGCATATCTGTTTGACAAACTAAGACATAATTTTGGTTTTCTGGAGAGTGTAAGAACCCAAATACCTGTCAATGGTTCTGGGGAAACTATGCCTATGTATACCTATCCCTGTTACGAGTATTTAAACTCTATGAACTGGGAAGGTGCAGATGTGTTTGAGTATGGCACTGGATTTTCTACTATATGGTGGAAGAATCATGGTGCTAATATTTACGGTGTAGAGCATAATAAAAATTGGTATGAAAAGATTAATGGTAAAGAACTTGGATATATTACACTTGAAAATAGTATACACAACTATCCTCACTCTATTAATATTTTTGATAAGCAGTTTGATGTTATTGTTATAGATGGGATTGCAAGATATGAATGTGTAGAACCGGCAGTATCAAATCTAAAGTCAGGTGGTATAGTCATATTTGATAATTCAGATTGGCATAGTAATACAAAAGAGTTACTAGACACAAAAGATTTGATCCCTATTCATTTTCATGGCTTCAAACCTACACATGTAGATAGTCAAACCACTTCTATCTATATGCACAAGGAGTTTTCAAGAAAAGCTAAGAGTATTATTCCTATGGGTGGAACAAAACGGGCCTCACATATGACAGATAAACCCAAAGATTATCAACCAAAAGTTGGTGAGATAATGCAAGGCAGACCAGAAGAATTAGAATACAAACAATAATTCTTCTTGACAACCGCATTCCTGTGTATTATAAATAAATAGAGTTATTTGTATTACATGGAGAAAGCGGTTGTCACTTACAAAATATCTTCATCAAGTAAAGCCGAGAGAGGAATCCTATGTCAATCATGTGGACAGGGTTCAAGATTTATTGATTGAAAGTAGAGCCTCTGATAAATATGAAAAAGATGTGGCTATCGCTCTTGATAAAATAAACGGTGTAACTGCTGAAAGACCTAAAGTTTCAACAGCATA